GGGAGATGACACAGCTCCTGCATTTGGATCTTCTACTTACGACTGGATAATGAAAAAAGGCACAGGTAAGTTTACAGCAGATGAATGGCTCGATCATTTAACATCAACTAGAAAAGTAAAATTTAAAATATTTAACAGAGATGCTACTAAATTAGAAAGAGGACCCAAAAGGTTTAAGTATGACAGTGGGCCATTTCAAGGTAAGGAAGTTGTAATCAATAAAGAAGAATTATTTGATTCTAACCTAGCTGTATTTAATGATGCTGGTGATCTGACAGGTGGACTGTTGTTTGCAGCAAAAAAATTTGGACTTAAGTTAGATGGTAATGATTTAGGTGCAATGATTAAATTAAATCCTGTTAATAGATTAAAAGCTGTAGAGTTTGGTGGGGAGATAAAAGGTTTAGATAAATTTAAAACAGCTGTAAAAGCAGGTGAAGAAACTTTAGAATCAATAGATAAAAAATATTCTCAACAAGGAGTGTTTGGATTAGTAGATGATTTAGATCAAGCGATCTATGATCTTAGAGGTGTTGCAGAGGCATCAGGTGGTAAGTCTGCTCTTAATCAATTTAATCAAAGAATAAATGCAGTAAAGAATAATAGAATGTTAAAGCCTGAAGATAGAACTTTAATTAATAAGGTTCAAGGTGAAGTGAATGCAGCAGCAGTTCCATTAAAAAATAGAAAAACATATTATCAAGGTGAAACCAGTTATACTTTACAGGGTGGTAGAAACTATACTGAAACGGTATTTCATTTAGACGAGCCTATTAAATCAAATGCTGAGGTTTTAAAAAGTGGTGCTCACTTCTCAGATACAGGAATAAAGAATCAAGTGTACCATGTAAGATACGACACAAGATTTACTCCCGATGGTAAAAAAGCATTTTTAATCCATGAAATACAATCTGATGTAAACCAAAGTGTTGCAAAAAGTTTATCTAAAATACAACAGCTAGATGGATCGAGAAGAACAAACCCGTTTCAAGCAGATCTAGAACTAAATCTTTTAAGAAATAGTAGAGAGAAATTAATTTCTGAAATGGATGAGGCTTTAAAATTAAGACAACCAAATAAAGTTCAAGCGATCAATAATGAGCTTGAAGATATTTCAAGAAAATTAAGAGCACAAGCGGGTAAGAGAAGAGGTGACTTTGATTACTTTCCGTTTGTTGAGGCAGACGCTTACGGAGACCATGCATTAAAATACCTAGTTCAGAAAGCAGCACGTGAAGGTGTTGATTATGTTGCCGTTGCCCCGTTTAACAAATTAAGTTTTAGACAAGGATACAAAGCGGGTAACGAGAGATTTTATGGTTATGCTTCTGGTAAAGGCATTGATAAAAAAGGTAGAGCTGTGATGCCAGAGTTAATGAGAAAGTTAGGTAATTTTTATGGAACTAAATCAGGACCAACGAAACTGTCATTATCAGATCCTAAACTACCTTATAAAAAAATAGAGACAGATAAATTTTCATATCCAGACAAATCAAAACTTACACCAATAAGATCTGATTATCACATAGATGCAGTAAAAGATCCTAAAAAAGGATACAAATTAATGTTTGAAAATGATCCAAGGTTGTATTTCGATGCTTTCTCGATTAAGGTGTCACCTTTAATGAGGCAAACACAGAAAACCTACAGATCTAAGGGTGGACTAGTGGTAGATATATTTAAACCTGTGAGGTACAATCAAGTATGGCTATAGAAAAAAATAATGAAATTATTGAAGAAGACGCACAAGTAGAAGAAACTGTTGAACAACCAGAGGGTTTACCACCTGAAGTAATAGTTGAGGGTGAGGAAACAGTTGAAGAAGCACCTCAAGATAATTTTAATGATAATCTTGCAGAGGACATGGACGAGAGAACCTTAAGCTCTATGGCAGGTGAATTAATTCAAGAATATAAAAAAGATAAATTATCAAGAAAAGAATGGGAAGACGGATACATCAAAGGTTTAGATTTACTTGGTACTAAATACATGGATGTAACAAGACCCTTCAAAGGAGCATCTAACGTTACTCATCCAATGTTAGCAGAATCAGTTACACAATTCCAAGCACAAGCATACAAAGAACTTGTGCCTAGTGATGGCCCAGTTAGAACTCAAACTGTTGGAATACAGACACCACAGATAGAAGCACAAGCTGAGAGAGTGAAAGATTATATGAACTATCTCTTAATGGAGGAGATGGAAGAATATACTACTGATATGGACCAAATGTTATTTTATTTACCATTGTCAGGATCAACATTTAAAAAAATTTACTTTGATGCTTTACTAGGTAGACCTGTATCTAAATTCATACCAGCTGAAGAAATGGTAGTGCCTTATTATGCCTCTGATTTAAAAGATTGTGAGAGGATTACACATGTCATTAAAATGACAAAAAACGAAGTTGTAAAAAAACAAGCAGCAGGCTTTTATAGAGATATAGAATTAACAGAGGGAGAACCAGAACCAGATCCTCTAAAGAAAAAAATTAATGAGATTGAAGGTGTTAAGAAAACTGGTGATGATTATTTACATACAATATTAGAAATGCATGTAGATTTAAATTTAGATGATTATGAAAACTTTGATGATAAAGCTAAAAAAATTAAAATACCTTACATTGTTACCATAGATGAAGGCTCTGGTGAGATACTATCTATTTATAGAAACTATAAACCAGATGATCTAAATTATTCTAGAATAGAATACTTTGTTCATTTTAAATTTTTACCTGGTTTAGGTTTTTATGGCTTTGGTTTAACACACATGATAGGTGGGTTAAGTAGGGCTGCAACACAATCCTTAAGACAATTGATAGATGCAGGAACCTTAAAAAATTTACCAGCAGGATTTAAGTCTAGAGGTATTAGAGTTAGAGATGATGATCAGCCAATACAACCTGGAGAGTTCAGAGATGTCGATGCTCCAGGCGGAAACATACGTGATCAATTTTTTAATTTACCTTTTACAGAGCCAAGTACAACATTATTTAACCTTTTAGGATTTGTTGTACAAGCAGGACAAAAATTTGCTGCGATTACAGATTCTAATATTGGTAACGACACACAAAATAGAGCTGTTGGGACTACAATTGCACTCATGGAGCGTGGTTCTAGAGTAATGAGCGGTGTTCACAAGCGATGTTACTATGCAATGAGGTTAGAATTTAAAATTTTAGCAAGAATTTGTGGAGAATTTTTACCACCAGAGTATCCTTACGATGTTTATGGTGGCCCAAGACAAATAAAATCTACAGATTTTGATCAGAGAGTCGATATTTTACCTGTTGCAGATCCAAATATCATGTCAATGGCCCAAAGAGTGACTCTTGCACAGACACAATTACAAATTGCACAGTCAAATCCACAATTACATAACATACATGAAGCATATAGACGTGTTTATGAAGCTCTAGGAACAAAACAAATTGAAACTTTGTTAAAACCTGCACCAAAACAACCAGAACCATTAGATCCTGCAAAAGAAAACGCACGTGCTTTACAAATGAGACTACTAACTGCGTTTGAATTTCAAGATCATGACGCTCACATTGCTGCACACACAGCATTTATGAACTCAAGAATGGTTCAAATCAATCCACAAGTGTATGCATTGCTGCAATCACACGTGTCAGACCACATTTCATTTAAAGCAAGAGCAGAAATTAACAGTGCTATGATGCAAAATCCAGAAATGATGCAACTTCAACAGCAAGATCCTGAACAATTCCAAATTATGTACGATGCACAAGTGGCACAAAGAGCATCAGAGATTACAGCAGAGCTTGTTCAAAGTGAAATGGCGGCTAATGCACAAAAACAAGATCCATTGGTAAGAATTAAACAGCAAGAAGTTGATTTAAGAGCCATGGACATGCAGAGAAAAGCAGAAGAAGTACAATTCAAACAAGAACAAGAAAATCAAAGAGAGATAGCTAAATTACAATTTGATTATGATAGATTAAGTCAGCAAGACAGACAGTCTGATGAAAGATTAGATATAGCGAGGCAAAAACTTGAGAAGAAATAATGAAAGAGGATTAAGTGGTGGAGTGAAATCTGGGCCACCCCCTGAAAGAGGACCAAAACCACAAGGTCTGAAGAATGGGGGCTGTCCGCACAGAGAAACGGGAGCTAAATCTGACATCAAAGGAATTAAAAACATACAAGTTACCGGTAAAAAATTCATCGGTTTACGATAATCTATCAGATAACGAAAAATTAATTTTTTTATCAGGTGTTTTCGATGGTGAGGGTAGTTTTGGTATTTGGTCAAAGCTAAAAACTAAAAAATACTTCGCATGTTCAGTAGAAATGACAGATAAAGACATGATTCAAAGGTTTTACAAGTTTTTTGGGGGTTGTATGTATCTTTGTAAACGTAGAAAACAACATCACAAAGACACATGGAGATGGAAGATCAATGGTCAAGGGGCTTTATCTACAGTTGATAAAATGATAAATTATTTAAGTAATAGACGTAAGGAGAAATTTAAGAATGTGGTTCAGTGCCTTAAAATTAGCAATTAACGCTGGCAGTAAGATTTATGCCAACAAGCAAAAAGCGAAGGTTGCAATGTCTGATGCTCAGTTATTACACGCAGAGCGTCAAGCACGAGGTGAGGAAGCTTATCAAGGTAAACTTCTTGAGGCTCGTCAAAACGACTACAAGGATGAGGTGGTTCTTGCCATACTCACTTTGCCCATTCTGGTGCTTGCCTACGGAGTTTGGTCAGATGATCCAGCTGCGATGGACAAGATTAAAATTTTCTTCGAACACTTCCAGTCGTTGCCGACCTGGTTCACAAATCTTTGGATCCTTGTCGTGGCGAGCGTTTTTGGTATAAAGGGAACACAAATATTTCGTAACGGAGGAAAAAAATAATGGCAGGAGCAGTGGGTATAGCTTTGAGAGGATTTGGTAAAGCTTTATTAAATAAAATGACAGGCAAAAAGAATTTATCTTTTAGTGAAAAAATTAAAATGCAAGATAAAGGTGTGATTCAGAAAAAAACTGGTAGATTACATCCAGCTCATGAAGATTTTTTTAAAAGTGCTCCAGCTTCCGATATAAAAAAAATGACAAAAACAGGATTGAACCCAAAACTTGAAACACCTAAACCTGGTAAATTTTTAAGTCAATCTCAAATAGACAAAAATAAAAA